CCGGTCTGGTTCTCGTCGCACCGCTTCGACCGGCTGGAGGAGTTGCTGGCCGAGAACCAGCGGGCCAACACCCTGGTGGTCTATAACTACCGCGAGGAGCTGGCCGAGTTGAAGCGGCGCTACCCGCACGCCGTGACGCTGGACGACGCGGATGCGATCAAGCGGTGGAACGACGGCAAGATCGAGATGCTGCTGGTCCACCCGAAGTCAGCGGGCCACGGCCTGAACCTCCAGCACGGCGGGTCGCACATCGTGTTCGTGTCGCTGCCGTGGTCGCTGGAGCTGTTCGAGCAGACGGTTGGGCGGCTGCACCGCAGCGGACAGAAACACCCGGTGTGGGCTTACGTGCTCATGACCGAGAAGACGATTGACGAGAGGATTTGGCAGTCGCTGCACGACAAGCGGTCGCTGTCCCAACTGGCTACAGAGGAGTTGGCCGCATGACTATCACCAAGGATCAAGCCGACGCAGCCCGCAAGCTGGTCAAGGCGTATGCCGAGCAGGAGTGGGAAGCCGGCGAGGCGCGCCGGTCTGCTGCCCGAGAGGCTACGCGGGCGGCTATCAAAGCCACGGGCGTAGACCTGACGACGTGGGCGAAGCACGAGAGAGAGCGCGACCTGCGAAACGGCAACGGGCGCGGCATGGGCGAGGTCGAGGCCATCATGTATTACGTCGGCGCTGCGCACACCCGGCTGGCGCTGACGCTGGAGGCGTTCGGTGTGGACGCGGATGACTTCTTCAAACTGGTGCGCAAGGAGCTTGCAGCGTGACCGAGTGGACTGACCTGGTCGAACGCCTCCCGTCGATGACCGAGGCCGAGCTGAAGGCTGCGATCGACGCCGAAGCCAAGCGGCCCGAGCCGCGCGCCTCGCACCTGACCCGGCTGCACATGAGGTTCAGCAAGGTCCGCGCCGCGCGGGAGCGGCGGGAGTTACTGCGCAAAGCCTAGCGCGGACGCATCGCGTTGCCTTGCTCGTCCACCGCCTGCGATATGACGACATCGTCTTCGTTGATCATGGCGTTGACCGCGCCGCTTTGCAGGTGCGCCCAGAACGCCGGGTTCATCAGGTTGCGCTGCACCTGCGCCCGGTCAGCCAGGGGCGTCAGGGCCAGCAGTTCCGTCATGTTCGCGCCGGACTGATACGCCTGCGCCAGCGCCGTGCGGACTTGCGGGCTGATCTTGGCGTCGAGCAGCGCGGAGCCGACCTGCATGGCCGCTGTCGTGCCGGGGCGGAATACCCCACTGACGAGCGTGGCCATGCCCCGAATAGGCCCTTGGTCTCGGCTCTGCCGGATCAGTTCTTGTGCCGCACCACGCCCTTCGCCCGCCAGCACGTCGATGCGCTGGTTGCGCCGGATTTGCCCCGCCGCGCTCCTCAATGCGTCCATGCCTGACGGCCCGACGCCGGTCGGGTTCATCAGGTTGGCCAGCGTGTCGTTGCGGCTAAACACGTTTGCCACGACGTCTGGCGCGTCTCCCTCGACAAGGTTTGCGAACGTGTTGGGGTTTTGGCGCAGCTGCCGCCCGGCTACGCCCATCATTTGCTGACGTTCGACCCCCCGCATCCCGCTGGCGTAATCTGCGAGGTATTGACGCCAGCCGGTGCCGCCCGCCGCCTCGATGGCGTCGTCAATCAACGGCGCAATGTTCGCCCTGATTTCCGCTTCCTGCGCGCGCAGTGCCGAGGGGCTTGCGGTGCCGGACGTATTCAAAAGCCTGTTCACCTCGCTGGTGATGAACCTTTGACGGATTTCATACAGGTCCGCAGGTTCAATAACGCCGCCGCCAAGGTCGGCCATAGACCTGAGCTGTTGCGCGACGTTGCCCAGTGCCTGCACCTGCTCAGGGTTGGCCCGAACACCAGGCACGTCGGCGCGGGCCATAAGTTGATTGGCGATAGCGTCCACGTCCAGCCGCCCGGTTGCACCGGCCCGCGCCAGTGCCGCCTCACCCTCAGGCACCGTGGCTGCTCGCAGGGCCTGCTTCTCGGCACGCTGCGTCATTTGCGCGGCGGTTAGGTTGGGGCCGCCTGCCAACCTGTTGATCGGGGCCTCCATCGCGGCTTGTTGCGCCGCCTCGATGGCGAGGTAGGCATCGGGAGCCGCGCCGCGCACCTCGGCACCGACACCCATGAAGACGGACGGCTCGACGCCGCCGCGCACCAGCGCCTGCTGGGCTGTCTCGCCAGGACGGGCGTTGCGCAGCGCAACCAAGGCCGCGTCGTAGTCGACGCCGAGCGACTGGCGCACGATGTTGGCTGCGCGGGTCGCGCCAAGCTCACCGACCAGCGCCTGGTAGCCGTCCATCAGACGGTTCATTGCGAACTTGGCCGGGCGCGCGGCGACGGTCGGCAGGAGCGCACCGATGGCAGCCCCGGCTTGGGTGTCGGTCATGCCGAGCATACCGCTCTCGTTACCGCCACCGTCAGGCGCGGTAAGCGCCGTGCCGAGCGCCCCCGTCGTCGCACCGCCGCCCGCGCGCGTCGCGAAATTTCCTAGACGCTCAAGCCCCGAAGGGGCCATACCGGCAGCAGGACGACCAACGGCGGACGGCGTGAAGCCACCAGCAGCGACCGACCGTCCGAACGCCTCAAGGCCCTGCCCGACGCGCGGCGCGAACCGACCGACGCCTTGACCTACGGCGCGGAAGCCCTGCCCTAACGCTCCGCCGATAGGCGCGGTCACGGCCATTTCTGCGCCAAACGCCTCGATACCCCGCCCCACTTGCGGTGCGAACCGACCGACGCCTTGACCCGCGAGGCCGATGCCACGACCAAGAAGGCCACCGACGGGCGCGGTCACGGCCATTTCTGCGCCAAACTGCCCCATCTGGTTGAAGCCGGTGTTGGCTTCCCGGAAAGGCATGTTGAGCGCGTCTAGGATCGCGTTGTTGCGGGCCGCTTCATCGATCAAGCCTTGGCCAACCTGCTCCCCGAAAGGCAGCATACGGACGCCTTGGCCCAGCAGCCTGCGAGCGCCTTCGCGGACACGCCCTTCACCACGAAAAGCACCTGCGATCGTGCTGACCAAGGGATTTTCAGCCAACTCCTGGACGCCCGGCGCGCGCGACAGGACGTTCGCAACCGCTTGCAGACCTGTGGCCGGCGCATCACCCTGCATCGGCAGGCGCTCGACGCCGCCCTGCACGTCGGCAGCGGGCAGCTCGACAGCAGGCTCATATTCGGTGGGGCGATACAGCATCCCGTCAACGACAATGTCGTCAGCCCGACGCGGACCAGCCATAGCAACAGGCGTGCCAGGGCCGCGCAGGTTGACCACACGACCGTCGGGCAGCGTGTAGGGGCGGACGGCTTCATCGTATTGCATCTGCTCTTGCGCGAGGCGCAGAGCTTCAGCGGCGGGGTAGCCTTGGCGGATGTTAGCTGCGGTGCTTTCTTCAAGCGTCAGCGCGCCAGTGTCTGCCCCCTGCCCACCTATGGCGGGCGGAGCCGCAGCCGGGGCAGGCTGACGCCCGCCGCCGGTAGGCGCGCGGCGTGGGGCCGTCGGACGGATCGGCTCAAACCCGGGTGGTGGTGGTGGGGGTGGCGCGGCTGACCGGCTGATAGGCTCAAACCCGGGCGGCGGAGGCGGGATCTGCATCATGTCCCGGGCACCCACGCTGAACCGTTCCAATAGATGCCCTGCCCTTGCGCGTTTCTGTGCGTGGCCCGCCCGCCGCCCGAAGGCGCAGGGGCTGGTGCGCTATTGTCACCTACCGGCGACGGCAGTCCCGCCTCGGCGTATGCAGCCTCCAGGCGGGCGAGAGCGCCGTCGATGACCTGCAAGTTGCGGCGCAGTTGCTCAGGACTTTGCGAGTTGCGGATGTTGGCGATGGTTGCTCCGAGAAGGTCCAGTTCTCGCACGGTGATCTGGCCAAGCGCGCCGCCTGTCGGCGAGTTTGCACGCATCTCTGCCAACCGCTCAAAACTGAGGTTGGCTTCCAGCGTGTCAAGGTTGGCCGCGAGGTCGGCAGCGGGGGTGCCGGGGATGGCGGCGATAATCGACCCCAAACCGGCGGTCCACCCGCTGACGTTGGGCAGTATTTCGCCAACCACCCGGCGGGTGTTCTGCACGGTCGTCTGGTTGGTCTTGGCGGCGTTTCGGGCTGCAACGTCCGCCGCCGCACGTTCCGCAGCGGCTTCCGCGTCTGCTCGCTGCTGTTCTGGAGATGGTGCTGGCGTCAGTGGTGCGCCCGTCGGCCCGCGCAACAGTTCGCTGCGACCATCCGCGTAAACGCGCACCAGCCCATCCACCGTTGGCACGTCGGTGTATTTGGTGGGATCTGGAGTGACCGCGATCGGGCGCGGCGGCGTTGCTCCTGGCGCAAGCGGGTTCGTCTGCACCGGCACGATAGATCCGCCAGCGTTCTGCATGTCGTAGGCCGGGGTGAACCGCTCCAGCAGTTTCAAGCCCTCCGGCGTCGTGGCCAGTTCGTTGGCCAGCAGGCTGCGGCGCTGCTCGACCGGCGCAGCAAGGAACCGCGACGCATAAGCGTCGAAATCAGCCTCCGCGATACCCGCCGCGAGAGCCTGCGCGCGAACGGCGGCTATGCTCGTGTCGGACGGGTCGTTGTAGACCGCTGCCAACGCGCTCTGCATGAAGCCCCGGTCCTCGCCGCGCGCCTTGCGAGCGTATTCACCTCCGGCGCGGGCCTCCGCTGCGCGAGTGTTGAACAGCGTGTCGCCTGCGCCCGCAGCCTCAAGGTATGGCGCGGCGTCCGGCCCAGCCATGCGGATGAACTCGTTGACCGAGTTGCGGTCTCCGTAGTCCACAGTAGCCGCGCGCTCGCGGACCATGGCGTTACGCGCCGCAGTCGCCTGCGCAGCCTGCATCGTCATCTGGTTTGTTAGGTCCGTCCGCGCGGCTGCACGGGAGGTGTTGAACGCCCCCATGAAGTCGTAGGTCGGTGAGACGCCCGCGAGGGCGATGCGCGGGTCAATGGGCATCAGATAACCCCCGGCTTGGGCGGCATGCCGCCTGCGCGTTGCCCTGCGAACCCGCTAAAGGCGTTGCCCGCGCTCTGGAGCGCCTGAGCGTAGGCGTTGGCCGAGCCGATATAGCCAGAGGCGCGGGCGTTGCCCGCCCCCATGGCGTTCTCACCAAGCTGCCCACCAAGCTGGCCCGCCGCGCCAGACAGCATATTGGTGGCCCCTTGACCCGAGGCCATCAGCGTGCCGAGCGGGTTGAGCTGGTTCGACCTGTTGGTCTGGTAACGGTTAAAGGCGTTCTGATATTCCTGCGACGCCAGATCCTGACCGAACCGCTGCGCACCTTTGAACATCTGGCCCGACATGAGCATACCGCGCGCTGCTGCCGACCGCTCCAACGCCTTGTTGCCCTCGGCCAGCCGGAAGGCGTAGCCGGGGTCGGCCTCGTAGTCGGCCATGCTGAAATCGCGGCCAAAGCGACCGTAGTCGCCTGCCGTCGCGTCACCGCCGATGCCGAGCAGTTCCATGATGCGGTTCTGGCCGGTGATGCCGCCCTGCCGGAACGGCTCCTGGAGCTGCACCTGCCGGTCGAACATCTCGCGCTGGAGACGCGACGCCTCCGCAGCGGACTGGACCTGCGCGTCAGCAGCCTGACGCGATGCCTTGGCCTGCTTATTGCCTCCAATAAGCGAAGCGCCGGCCTGTGCCCCGGCAACGGCTACAACGGGATTAGGCATTGGGGAACTCCTCCCGATAGGCCGCGAACGGCTCACCATACATCAGCATCACGGCGGGGGCCAGCCGCAGCGCCTCGGCCTGACCGTGGCAGAGCAGGACGACCAGCAGCACCACGTCGTAGTAGGCCGCGCGCCACACGAACGACCGCTCGTCAGCCTCGCCGGCGTCCTCGGCCTCGTTGGCAGCGTGCCATTTCAGGATGGCGGTGGCGACCGCAGCCTGCAAGGCGGCGGCGTTGGCCTGATAGAAGACGTTGCCCGGCATCGACACCAGCGAGGCCCACAGCGCAGGCATCACGTTGTCGATCGGGTCGCCGTCGTGGGCGTCGTCGAACACCTGGATGACCTGCCACAGGTCCAGCAGCCAGTCGACGGCGGCGGGCGGCAGGTCCAGCGTGTTGGTGAAGTGGTCCTCCAGCGCCTCGATCACGAGATCGTCCTCCCGCTGGCGCGGATGTTGATGGCGGTCGCCGTTCCCGCGATCGTCGAGACAAACCCACCCGGCAGCAGCACATGGCCGATCAGCTCCGGGAACAGATAGGTCTGGCCCGGCTGGATCGACACCGTCTTGACGACGAGGTTGGCGTTGCCGGGGTTGTCCAGCGACGTCACGAGGTTGACCGACAGCGTCGCGGCGCTGGCGCTGTAGTTGGTGGCCGTGAACTTGTCGATGATCGTGGTCACCGCTGTCGAGGTGTATTGCGTTGTCTGGGTAGCCTCTGCCGTCTTCGACGGGATCAGGACGCGAACGTAAACGGCCATGCGGCCCTCCTAGATTGTGAAGACGAAGCGGACCCGCCCCGGCAAGCCTGGGTCGCCCGTTTCGCCGCCGATGGTGGGAAGCCCGCCGTCGCCGCCAGCACCACCTTGCAACCCGTTGACGCCCGCCGTGGCCGCAGCCCCGGCTCGCGTCAGGAAGCCGCCCCCGGTGCCTGTCGTGTTGGTGTCGGAGCCGCCCGAGGCCGTGCCGCCCTGACCTTGGATGGTGTTGGCGTCCGAGGTGCCGCCGCCGCCGCCCAAGGCGATCATCGGCGTGATCGTATACGTCCCGCTCGACACCGTCGAGGTGCCCCCCGTGTTGCCGGGATCGGGGGTGTTTGACCCTGTCCCTCTAGCGCCGACGGTGTAGAGGATGGTCTTGGCCGCGTCTGCGCCGCTCAGGGCCAGCGTGGTCTTGCTGTAGCCGCCCGCGCCGCCGCCGCCGCCGCCGTTGTCGCCGACACCCTCGATGCCAAACCCGCCGCCGCCGCCGCCGCCCCACACCTCAATGACCGCGCCACTCGGTGTAGGCCCAGGGATCGTGACGGTGCCTGACCCCGACGAAAAGTCGAAGATGACGGTGTTGGGGGCGGTCTGCGCACTCAGGCCCGCCATGACGGCGATGACGCCAGCCATCAGGTGACCCCCAGCCCGGCGATGATCCAGTTCGTCGCGCCAACCTTGACCAGCGTGGCCATGGCGTTCTGCGCCAGCGTGCGGGTGCCGGTGGTCGTGGTGTTGACCAGCGTCATCGTGTCGGTCGTGATGGCCACCGACAGCGACGTGGCGGCGATGTTGATGACGACGATGGCCGTGCCGATCGGGAACGCCACCGTGCCGTTGGCGGGGACGGTCAGCGTCAGCGACGTGCCGTTCATAACCACGGACTTGCCCCGGTCGGCCAGCACCAGTTGGTGATTGGCGGTCTTGAGGCTTTGCGGCACGTCGAGGTAGCCCGCCGTGTGCGACGCGGCAGCCGCATCCTGGATCGTCGTCGTGCCGGTCAGCGCGGCGTTGTTGATCGGCGCGTAGGTGGTAGCCGCAGCAGCAGCGGACAGGGCGTCGGTGATGCCGTAGCCCGCCAGCGTTGTCGGCTCACCCGTGATCTCCGACCACGGCACGCCCGTCGCGCTGACGTCGTTGATGCCGTAGATGTCGTCGTAGGTGCCGATCAGCCCACCCGCGCTGTCGCGCAGAATGAACTTGTAGGCGACCTCGCCGGTCAGCCACACCTCGCTCTCCAGCCGCCCGGCGGCGTCCATGACGATCGGGTTGGCGTGGGGCGTGACGCCTGCCGCCGTCGTGTAGGTGGCGGTAGGGGTCGTCGTGCCCGCCGCGTAGGTGTAGAGCAGCCCGCCGGTCAGCGGGTTGCCGGAGTTGTCAAGGAACTGCTGGCCAGCGCCGGCGAGAGGCGAGAGGAAAACGGTCATTGGTCAACCTGTGTGATGCTCAACAGCGCCGAAGGGCTTGCAGGGGCGAACGCAGTCGCAGCGTGGGCGTTCAGTATAACATTGGTGTCGTCAGCGGCCCACATCAGCTCTACATAATCGTTATGCGTCAGCGACAGCGTCGCCAGCAGCGGGATCAGCACCTCGTCGTCGTTGCCTTTCAGCCGCCACCGGCTCGTGGAGTTGGCCACGTCGACGCCGTTCTTACGCAGCCACAGATACGCCAAGGTTGAGCCGCCGGTCGTCTTGTCCAGCGACACCGTGGCCGAGATCACGAACGCCCCTGCGCGGGTGACGCCGATGCGCGAACTGGTGTTGAGGCTGACGCCGTTGGCGTAGTTGGTGGTGTTGAACGTCACGGCGTTCGCCGCGCTCGCGCCCGACAGTGTCTGCGTGGCTGTGCTGGCGAACCCGCCCGCGTAGCCCTGCGGCGGCACCAGAGGCGGCGCGGACAGCAGGCCCTGCACGTCGGCACGCACCAGGTCCATCATCGCCTCGGCCTCGGCACCGCTGAACGGCGCAAGGGCAAGGTCGCTGATAGAGATGTCGGTGGTGCCGCTGCCGGTCTGGCTGAACTGGTTGAACAGGAACCGATACCATTCCCGCGACATGATCGCCGTGCCCGGCTCCAGCACCGGGACGCGCGCGGCGGGGATCGAGGTGATGTCAGCCATTGGTGCCGCTCACGGTCAGCTCGGCACCCATGATCGCCACCTTGACGGGGGCGGTGCCCGACACCTCGTAGACGCGGTCGCGCAGTTTGTCGGTCATGCCCAGCCGACGCCAGATGACGCGCGTCGAGGACTGGCCGATCAGCCCCATCGACCGCCAGTGCTCCTTCGACCAAGTGTGCCCGCCGTCGTCGGACCAGCGCAGCATGATTTGCGGGTCCGCCCCTTCGGTGACGGGGTAGCCCAGCAGCAACGGGATGCCCTCCGACACCAGCAGATCGACGCCTGTCTCGACCAGCAGCAGCTCGTCGTCTCCGTAGCCGACCAAGCCGACGCCGGTCTCACAGACCAGTTGCAAGGCGTGGTGCGCGGTGCGCTTGAAGTCGTTGCCGCCGGTCGGCAGCGCCCGCCACCGCCGCAGCCACTTCTGGACCAAGCTGTTGTCAGCGTAGGTGTCGAGGTCCAGTTCGTAGAGGTTGCCGTTCTCGAAGTCGCCGACGACTAGCAGGCCGTTGAAGTTGACAAAGCAGTTGGACCGATGCCGCGTAAACACGCCGTTCTTGAGGCCGCGCCGCTCGTGCCACGCCCGCGTCGCAGCGTCGAACACCCATGTCGTGTCGGCCAGCGGGAAGTTGAGGACGTAGAACTCGTGGCCGTCCTGTTGGTAGGAGTAGGCCACCGCGTCCGTCATGTCGGTGTAGCTCTGGATGGCGAACTCGACGGCGTGCGTCGAGATGCGCTCGGCCTGATAGCCGTTGGCGCGGTAGACGATGCCGCGCCCACGGGCGTCCTGACCCAGCCAGGTGATGCTGTTGTCCAGCTTGGCGATCGAGTTAGGCGCGACGCAGCCGACCTCGTTGTAAGCCCCTTGGATGCGGGCCAGAGGGAAGTCGGCGTCGCCCGAGTTATACCAGACCTCGGTCGAGTTGGTGCCCAGCACCCACACCTCGCGGTGGTTGGCGACCAGACCGACCACGTCGTCAGGCGCACCCTCGGCGCTGGCGAAGTCAAGCGGATCTACGCTGTTGCCGTCGAACAGGGTGGTGACCCAGATGCGCTGCGAGTTAGGTTCCGTGAAGACAAAATAGCCGTCGAGGTAGGCGACGGTGCTGGCACCCGGAAAATCCTCGTCGGTGATCTCGGCCAGCACGCCGGTGTCGAAGTTGTAGATGTAGCCCTTGGGGTCGGCAGCGATGAACAGTTGCGTGCCATTGTCGGCCATCGACACCGGGCCGCTGTTCTCGATCGTGCCGATCAGCGTCGAGACGCCGGCGGACGTGACCGAGTAGAACGACTGGCCAGATACGACGTAGCCGGTGTTGCCGTTCGACCAAAGCCCTTGGATAGGGCCTGCGCCGACGGTCGAGATAAACCGCAGGCCGGGGCACCGTTGCAGATACGCCGCCTCCAGCCCGCCCTCGGTCATGACCTCGGGATACAGGTTGACCATGCGGTTGTCGGCAGCGTTGACGCTGCGGACGACATAGCTGGATCCTAGAATGGGGCTCTTCACGTCAGTTCGGCTGGTTGGTGTAGATGTTGTAGCGCCCTGGCGAACCCATGATACCCGACGGCATGGCCATGATGTCGCCCGGATTGTTGATCCGCTTGAGGTTCCGCTTGGACACCATAGCGACGCGGGTCACCTGCGGCGACGGCTCGACGCCGAACTCCGGGGCCAGTTCGCAGGCCAGATTGTAGCGGAAGGCGCGCAGGTAGCCGGGCGGGAAGACCAATTCCGTGCCGAGCGTCGCGGGCTGCGACAGCTCCAGCACCGAGATGAAGTGCCACACCAGCGCCTGCGTCGGTACCGGGTAGATCGAGTACGTCGCGTTCGGGTTCGACGGCTCGGCGTAGATGACCTGCGGATAGGTGCTCGTCACCGTCTTGAGGACGATGGCGTTGTATTCCGCCTCGTTGATGATGGCAGGCATGAACGCCAAGCCCTGCGGGTCGACGTAGTAGGTGGCGTCGTCGAGCAGCACGGGGCGCAGGCCGACGAAGTCGCCGGTCGGCCCGAGCGTGCGGACTGCCTGCCCTGCGGGCCATGTGAATGTCTGGTCTTGGGTGGCGTAGACAGCGAGCCTCTCAGTGCCCCAGCTATCAATCATCATGTTCATCGCGGCCAGCGCGTCCTGCGCCGTGTCCGCTGACGGGACCTCGCCCTCGGCCAGTTGACCGATCAGCCGGAGCGCGCCGTAGATGATGTCTCCTGCGGTCGTCATGCTGTCGTCCTGTCGTTGGCGAAGGTAGGACCGCCCCGCCGGTTAAGGCGGGGCGGGGTAGGCGTTAGCCGTAGCGGTAGAGAACCCAGGTCGCGTCGCCCGTCTTGCGGGCGCGGAAGACTTGGGCGGTGCCGGCGGTGGCCGCGACGGTCATGAGGCCAACGAGGCTCCAGCCAGTAGCGGTGGTCATCGTGATGATGCCGCCGCCGGAGCCGTTGACGTTGACGACGTTCAGGTCGAACGCCGAGCCGATCTTGGCGTTGCCGAGGGCAGCGTCCAAGAGGGCAGCGGTCGGCAGGGTGTAGGCAGCAGCGGACGAGCCGGGGCTGCCGAGCAGGATGCCGCCGGTCAGTTGAGCCACCGAGAGGGTGGCGTCGCCGGTGGCGGTCAGCGGGGCCGGGATGGCGGCGAGAACAACCTCGTTGAGGTTGCCGTCGCCGATCTGGGAGCCGCCGCCGATGTTCGCGATAGTCATGTTCGTTTTCCTTGCGCTGGGGGTTAGCCGAGCAGCCGGGTGGCAGCGGCGGGACGGATGGCGGCGTAGCCGTAGAGGACGTCGATGCGGCAGGGCATGCGGTCGTTGTTGATGTCGTAATCGCGGACGATACGCATCGAGATGCCGTTGTGGACTTGACGCGAGGCCATGTCGACGCCCTGCGGGAGCAGGAGGTCGGCGGTGGCGAACGCGAAAGCGTCCTTGTGGTAGATCAAGTTCTGCGGAGCCGAGGTCGAGGCGACGCCGTTGAAGATGATGGCAGCGCCGGACTGCGGGAACGAGTTGACCGTGGCCAGGGCCTCGGACGACGTGTAGATCGGCGGCGAGATGGCGACCGAGGTGTAGGCACCGCCGGCTGCCGTGTTGGTGGCCGTGCAGACGAAACGCTGGAGTTGGCCGGTGCTTTCGCGGGTCTGCGGGTTAACGGCGAACACGGCGTCGATCGTGAACGTGTCGCCCTTGTTGATGACCTGCGTGCCGGTGCCGGTGATGTTGATGGTCGACTGGCCCTGCGTGGCGACGGTGGTCGTCACGGTAGCGCCGGTAGCGGCACGGGTGCCGTAGGCGTGGACTTTGATCGACTGCGACATGTTGATCTCGTCGTAGCCGAGCACGCCTTCACCCATCATGCCGCTCTTGAACTGACGGCTGATGGTCGGGCCGGGGTTGAACAGGCCCTTGAGACCTTCGACCAAGCCGGCGTTTGCGGCAGGGTTGACAGTCGCATAGCGCATGTCCATCGGGACCGCACCCTCGTTGAGGACGCGCTGGCCAGCCAGCAGAACCTCGGAGGTGGCGGGGGTGACGGCGGCGGTACCGACGGCGTTGTAGACGTCCTTGTAGACGTTGGCGACGTCAGCATCGACGCTGGCGGCGAGTTGGCTAATGCGCGGTTTGAGGATGCGGTCAGCAAAGTCGTCCAGCGACAGAGCCATTTCGGCGGTCGTGAAGTTGACGCCGATGTGCTTCTGGTTGGACACCGACATCGTGGTGAACTGCTCGTTCTCGTCCTGCACTTGCAGGGCGGCACCGTCGGTGA